CAGCACCAGCAGTAGCGCCATCCATGACTGCCACGTGAGTGATAGTGCCCCAGTTGGCTGTGGCTGCGTCAAATGTCACAGTGGCGTTGGTGGCTGAACTGCCAGAACTTGCTGCTGCAAATGTCACTGCCTTACGGCTGTAGGCTGTGCCTGATGTTGATGTTTCATCAGTTAGCGTGCCGGCTTCTAAGTTAGCGGCTGTTGAACCACTGGTATTGTTAAACAATGCCAAATAGATTGTGCTTGCACCAGTGTAAGGTGCGGTGCCATACTTTAACGTGTGGTCTAATAGTTTGTTCTCTAAATAATTACTTGCTGCTGACATATTGATGTCTCCTTTGGGTTAATATGTTGTCGTTCAGACAACATATGGTTGTCTGTTGTGAAAACCTTTCTCACTGAGTATTTAGTGCAAACCTAAAAAATCACTGAAAAAAGGTAAAAAAAGATTACCATTTGCCTAAAGGGCAAGTTGATGAATAGATGCGTGTCTTGATATTCATAAAACAACCACACTGCCTACAACGATTCAATAAGCCAAGTTCGGGACAGGATTGACAAACTGCCATGCGCTTTTGGCTTTGACTTTCTTTGTTTAATAAAAAATCTATTTCTGCATCATAACTTTGAACAATGACTTCTTGATTGTTGCAACAACTAGACATGTCAGTATCCTGTGACTGTGGTAATAGTGCCTGTGACTACTCCATTAGCAGGTATTGTGTTAAAGGCAGTAATAACTTTGAAATCTTGACCAGGCTTGTTAGCAGTAGCATCTATGCTGGCTGTGGTCAATACTGTCACTGTTGAAGGACTGCCAGCAGTAACACTCACAGTCAATGGCACTGTAACTGTAGCACCTCCACTTACAGGTGCTTGCACAATGGCTGTTTTTACCACAGATAGCCCTTTAACTTGACCTGTTGTGTTGTATGCTGGGCACCAAACTACAGGAATCTCTATGGTTTCACAAAAACTTTCGGACTCATTGTCTAATATATTAATGGCTGCTGTGGTATCTAATTGATTACAGTAGTCAGTGTCAGGCGGAGTAAAAGTCACTGTCACTGATTGAGGACCAGTAAACACAGCATCATCTGTGGTGGCAACAACCAATGTTGCTGAATTAGAATTTACTGTGACTGTGCCAGTTAACGCTGTAGATACACGCCCTGTGCCAGCACCTGATATAACATAAGGAACTGACGTGCCATTGGCAACTCCTGTGGTAGTCAATGTAACAGTTGAACTTGCACCTTCAGTGATGCTAGTTGGACTGGCTGTGGTAGCATAGGTATAGGTTAGTCGATTATAGATGCTGACAGCTTTGCTAGAACTGCCAATGGTAACTGTTAATGTTTCGTTGCCAGTGTCAGCATCTGACGCAATTGGTATTGACATTGTGCCAGGAACTGTTACAGTGCCAGTTAACGGAAATGATGTATCGGCTGCTTGCACACCTGTAATGGTGTAATTATAGGTCATAGGATCAAACAAACAATCACTGCAGTCTAATTCTAATGTTAATGTCAGGGTGCTGCCTTCACATATTTCGCTAGGACCAGTAAAAAGAACTCCAGGTCTTTTTAAACTTCTCAGTGCAACACCTTTGTCACCTGTGGCAGCAGTGATCAAATTACTCTCTACTGTGGCATCTTTGGGACTTAGAATTTGTGAAACTTTACCAGTTAGTGGATTTTTACTAAAGGCAGCACTAAGCAAATTGGTAACCAAAGAAGTGCCCAGCAATCTCAATATTGCTTCACCTTGATCAATGTCATCTTTAGTATCTAAGGCAGTGTTGTTGGTTCTTGGCTTGATGGTAATTGGTGTTCTAACAGTTCTAGTCAAACTAGCAGTAGAATACACGTCAGCACTGTATTCTAATGCTGTAATGTCAATGATTAATCCACCATCATCTTGATCTTCTTCACTAATTTTAATAACTCTAAATACTTTAGAACTAAATTCATATTGGCTGCTGGTAACAGCAATTAGATCTCCGGCTTTGAGATCTATTTTACTATAGTCAGTTTTAAAATTGATAACTTTGTCAATGCGACTTTGTTTAAGTTCTCTGGCAGCAATAAGTTCTGCTTGTATAGGATCATTAATTAGATCACTGTTTATTGTCAGTGTGTTATCTGTTTCGTTAGGGTAACGCTCACCTGCATCAATGTCAAATCTAATATAATCACGTTGATCAATGAGGTCTGCGTGAGGAAATTCAATTTCTACACTGTTGTATAATTCATTAAGACCTGTAGAATTTACATTGATGCCACCAATAATGTTGTTGTCATTAAAACTGGCCACACTGCTGCCAGTGGTATTGATAATCACTGCCCATTTACCTTGACTTACATCGTAGGTAACCCATGCTCCGGCAGCACTGGCAATGGCATTCATATTGGCCAATACACTTTGATTAGTGTCTACAACGCCGTTAATTGAAAATACATTTGATATAATTGTTGACATTTTATTCCTTATGCGTGTAGTTTAATAATGACAATGCCTTGAATGCCAGCTTGAGCATTATTCTGAACAACTATAATTCCTGGTCGAATATAATAAGTTTCACCACCACGGCCGCCACGGCCATATGTGCCGGCTCCATTAGTGCCAAAGCGAGCAGATTCTGGTTTAGTGCTGCTGTCAAATGCGCCTAAGTCCCAGTGTCTTGCTCCACCACCACCACCTGAGCCATAAGTTTGACTCGAACCTGAAATGCTGTTAGCAACACCTGCTCCCCCATTGCCACCAGTGCCTACAAAGCCAGTAATCAATACGCCATCTCGTCTAGCACTGGCAACAACCACAATGCCATTACTACCAGCAGCACTGGCACCACCACCTCCGCCACCACCTACAGATGTAGCACCACCATTTTGTGCACCTTGCGCATCTTCACCACCCAGATATAGATATCCATTATTACCACCTACTGAATTTTCTCCAGTTCCGCCAGCACTGCCTCCATTGCTGTCTGTGCTGCCAAATCTACTAAGGCCACCGGCACCGCCAACACCACTGCCGGCACCATTTTGTGCTCCGCCTTGACCAACAATTACGCTGTATGACGAATTACTAATAGTTTGATTAGTCAAATAATTAACAGCGCCGCCACCTCCGCCACCTCCACTACTTAATGAACCAAAGCCGCTTCCGGCAGCACCAGCGCCAACAACTAGATAATCCATAACTGAATATTTTTGTTGTCTGTAAGTTGGACTAAATGTAAATGTTCCAACAGTTGAATAAGTGTATAATTGAGTAGGCACTCCATAGTCACCAACATTGGCTAATACCACAGACCTAGTGGTTTGTAATGTTGAGTTTTTATATTGCTTGTAGGTAAATGTTCCATTGCCTGATTGACCTTTGTTAGGCCAAAAGTATATTGATGGAAAAAATGCATTAACTTGACTGGCTGTGCCTGTGTAAGTATATGTGGCAAGACTGCCACCATCTCCTTGAAAAGTGCCAGTGCCAAATTCTCCCAAAGTGCTGGTGAATTCAACAATAAATGTTGCCGAAGTGTCAGAATCTTCAATAAACGGAGTATTAGGTGACGTAAACACAGCATTGCCGGTGTTGGACAAATAACCTCTTGCAGTTAAGTTAGTAACTATGAATGTGTAAGTAGGGGTCACAGACATAGTGGCTGAAGCAGACAAGGCTGCAATGTATCTTTTTCTAACACCAACAGTCACTGATAAACTTGTAGTAGAAGTTATAAATGCTTGACCTAAATCAAGATCTAAGCCACTAACTAATATACTGGCTACACTAGACATAACAATGTTAAATTGCACAATTCTACTGCCAGGAAAATCAAGATTGCTTTGACTAGTCAATGCCGCTGAAAATTGTTTTTTGTTTCCTACAACTGCTGACATACTTGCAACAGCAAATAATTCAGCAATGTAATAAAAGTCTTCATCATAGACTTCCCAGTCCACAGTAACATCTTGACCTAATGCACTGTCATAGTAAATTACAGCAACATCAAGATACCAACTTGGTCTAGTAGCAAAGTTTGCTGGTAAATTCCATGTAAATGATTTAACAGCATCCCATTCAGCAATGGTAACTATTCCGGAAATTGTGTATTCATCGCCAGCAGTAGTCAGCAATAAACTTGTGGGTATTGCTCCCCAAGTAACTGAACTGCCAGTAAGCAGTGGTGATCCGCCAGTTTGAATAGTCACTCGGTAACGAACATTGGCAGTGGCATAATTAATAATTTCAACAATTTCAATGCCAGGATCTACTGCCACAGTTGTTGTTGTAATATTAAGAACTTGCGACAATGGTTGTAGCGGAGCAACACGATCAAATATGACCTTGCTGCCTCTGCTGTCTGTGACATCTAATGCTGTGGCTGAAAATGCATTTAATTCGCTTAGACTATTCATGATGCGTAGATCTCCCCAGAAGCAATGCCAGCACCATATCTAGTATTGGTCATGTAATCATATAAGCAGTCACCTGCTTGATACATTGTGTTGTTTAGTCTAAATTTAAATTCACCTAGGCTGGTAACATCTTTTTCTTTGTCATAGTCAATACGCACAATGGCAAATGCTAGATTATCCATGGTGTGATTGCTGGTCCAATTTGGCATAACACTATAAGCCGGATCCAATGCAGCATTGGTGTAGTATATGGGCACAACTGGATTGGCACTGCCATTTTTGTAGCAGTAGACTCGAATTAGTCCGTTGAGTTTGGTATTGGCTTCACCGCCATTGACATCACAGCCATAGTCTACAGTGATGCCATCACTTTGAAATATCAATTTTTGATCATTCCAATAGACATCTTCAAATTGTATTTCACTGGCTGATCCTGCACCTAGATTTAGATTACCTGTTACTTCGCTGAGTGTAAACACAAAATACATTGTGGTATTATTGCTGTCTAACACAGCATCAGTGACCAGCCCACCTATTAGTGCTCGTCCATAGACCACAGGCACTTTGTTTTTAGGATCTGGATCTACTTGTTGTCTTGTGGCGGGTGTATCTTTATTACTGTCTCTATTGATACTTTTACTAACTTGATTCAATACCAATCCAGAGACCACAGTTTTGGTCAATATACTGCCTATTGAATTTCCACCGAGAAAGCCTTTGATACTGGATCCAAGATCTACAATGTCATCTATAAAACTCATTTTTTAACTCCAAAGTCAAAATAACTACCTACCAATCCTGGCACACGATCCATAGATAGATCACTGGGGTATAATTGTTTTTCACTTTCTGGATTGGTTCTACGTCCAGTGATCTTTCTTTCTAATACATCTACTACACTGGCACAGGTAAAACTCACAGTATTGGTGCTGACTCTGCCATCATAATTAAAGTCTTCAGTTAGGGTGTAATTGGTAATTATACCTTTGAACTTGCCTATGGGATTGCCACTTGTGCTTAACAATGCACCAGTGCTGTTGTCAATGATACCTCGATAGATATTGATAGTGCTGCCTTTAAACCTACTGTAGATTATCTGCAGTAAACTGGGACTGTCACTGGCAATGCCACTGATGCTGACAGTTAAATCATTGGCACTAACACGCAATTCACTGCTGGTGCCAGTTATGCTTAACAAGTGACCAATGCTTGAATAAACTTCGCCAGCAACAGTAAATGCCTGCATTCTATCAGAAAATCTCAATGCTTGCGTGGTAAAACTAGCACCGCTGCTACTTTTATATTTGCTGCAGATGATTTCAACAAACAATCCACTTTCAATATTGGTATATGAAGTTAAGTTAATAGGCATTAGGGCATGACCTCATTGAATACAAATGATGAATCCCAACTTACTTGATCTCTAGCAAATAAACTATAACTAGGAAATTGTGTGCATATCACAGTGAATACACAGTTAGGACCTACCCGCAAACTAACACCACTGGCGGTAGTATCTATGATTGGTCTATTGAGTGGCACGTTGTTTTGGTTAAATGCCACATCTTCTCGCACTTCGTAGACTTTGCCACTGCTGCCTAACTGTATCCAATCACCTGCACGGAATCTATATCCACTGCTGGTAGTTGGACTTGTGGTCAAAGTTAACGCAGTAGCACCTGTGCTAAAATTACAAACAAAGCCAGTAGAGTTGACCGAATCACCTTGATATTTGGCCAGCCAACTTTGACCACTGGTATTGAATTGAATAGTTCGGCTGGTAACAGTGCCATAATATGCTGAATCAGCAATGTATCCACGAATCTCTTGCCATGGAATACCATCTGGTAGTTTTACAGTAAATTTCCATGCTGGGTTGCCTCGACTCACAGCACGAACAATGCCACTGCGTGTTATTGAACTGGCAGCAATTCTTTTGTTTTCTATGCTGATTGATTCAGCATAATCTATAATCCATTGAAAGCTCATTAATATCTCCCTGGTGTGCCTTTAGCACCTTGCATGGCCACAGCATGTATAAAACTTGGATCTCTGGCTATCATTGATTTGAAACTCATTGCATCTACTGCATTGATGTTATAGGTCACAGATGTATTACCTAATCCTGCAGGCGATCCAGAAGATAACATGTTGTTAGGCAAAATGGTTCCACTAGTTTTTGGAATAAACAATTCTGGACCTTTTTCACCTACTACTGACAATTGGTTTGCTGGAATCATACCGCCAGCAGCATATCCTGGCAATCCCAATAATGCTGCACTTGCAGGTCCAGATAGATTATTATTTGACCCAACAGGACCAAATAATGAAGCAAATAAGTTTCTAGCCTGAGCACGTGCCATTTCGGCAATCATAGTGTTGACTAGATCTTTAAAACTTAGTTTACCAGTTTTTACAAACTTAACCCAAGCATCTTCAAAGCCTGTGGTCAATGTTTGGAACAATGATGCTGCGGTATTTGCAGCATTTCTTGTGTTTTCTAAATACTGATTATAGGCCTTGCTCCAGCCTATGTTAAAATTTTCTTGTCCTCTGATATCTAATTCTTGTTGTTGTTGTGTTAGACCTACTCTTGCATCAATCTGTTGATTGATTTCAAATTCTTTTTGTAGTCTTTCAGCATAAGGCAAGTCTTTAATATTAGCAACTTGTTTTAATAAAGTTATTCTTTGTTCTTCTAAATCAAACAATGCTTGTGCATTGGCTCTTTCTCTATCGGTGGCTGTTAGGTTATCTGACAAGAATTTATTTTTACGTTTTTGACTGTCTATTTGATTGTTTTGTTCAACATTTAATTGTCTAGAACTTTCAATAATGTCATTGATTCTTTTATCTTCGGCAGCCAATTCATCATTAGATTTTTGACGCTGTGCTTCTAGTTCACTGTAAATTTTGGCATTCTGTTGCAGTCTTAGTTTAGCAACGTCATTAACAGATTTTAAATTAATCTCTTTGGTCTTGGCTGCAATTTCTAAATCTTTTTGTTCTTGACTAATCTTTTCTTTGCTGTTAATTTCTGAAATGGCTTTGAGTAATTCAGCACGGGCATTAACTTCCACAGCCACTATATCATTGGCGCCTTTTAGTGCTATAAGTTTATTACTTTCAATTCTACTCTGTGCAATACGTTTTTCACTTTCGGCAATGGCTTTAAGTGTGGCTTCTGGAGTTGCACCAAATCCACCAGCGTCACCGTCACGTGCGCCTTCAGCCCCAGCACGTGTTCTATAACCAGCCATTAGTTTTTCTTGTTCGGCATATCTCTGTCGTTGTGCTAAAAATGCTTTTTCTTCAGCGGTCATTTGACGCTGCATCCAGTCAGGCAAATTTACTGCTCCAGGCTCGTTTGAAAATAATGGTTGCCCTGGAGCAGTTGCTGGTCTTGATGTTAAACCTTTTTTGTTTAATTCTGCTTCAGTATCTTGTCTTTTCTTTTCATAAGCGTCTATAGCTGTAAATGCTTTTTCAGCCTGCTCAGCAACGCTACCAAAGAAAGTAATAAGTGTTCTTGATAGTCTGTCACGAATGCGGTCAATTGCGTCATTGTAAGCATCAAGTTTTTTAATGTCCTCATCAGCAACAGGATCTCGCAATGCACTTAATTTTGATAACTCAAGTTTATTAATATTTTTACCAAGAATATCTACAGCAGCTGCATAAGCCTGTTGTGTAATTTCACCACGCTGTGCTTTTTCTGTAATGTCTTGTAGTATAGCACCTGTTGGACGAATCTTACCATTAGCATCTGTAACAAATACACCTAAGTCTCTAAATGCCTGTTGTAGTTTTTCATTACCGCCAGCTGCTTCTTGAACACTTTGATTTAACTTAGATAATATTATTCTAGTATCTTCTGCTTTGCCGCCAGCAGCAATAAGACTTGTTTGAAAATTTTGTATTTGGCCAGTGGCAATGCCAGTGGCTCCTGAAATATCGCTCAGATCACCAGCAATCTGTAATGCTTTGCCACCTAAGGCAGCAAATGCTGTTGCTGCCAAACTAGCAGCAACGCCTAGTGGTCCTAGTTTACCAATAATGCCATTAATAGTATTACCCAATGGTCCGCCTACTTGACTGAGATCAGTTATGTCTTTTTTAAGGTTACCTATATCTGCACTAACAGATTTGATCTTGCCTTCACCTTCAACGGTTATTCTTAGTTTTACATCTTCTACTGTTGTAGCCATCGCTCGCTTCCTTATTTTAATACATTTCTAATGTATTGTTGTATATGATCTATAGTTGGTTTACTCATACCATCATTGGCTTGACTACTCCAACCCCGATTTAATCTACCAGCGTAGGCATAATCAGCATGTATGCTATCACTGCCTTGCTTACGTGTGTTTCTTTTTGCATTACCTGAGTCAACGGGCGTAATAGATTTGAAATGATTAAAAGCAACATCCAATAGTTTTTTTTGATCTAAACTTTGTTCAATCTGTTTTAATCTATTTGCAATTTCGTTGGCCATTATGACTCCTTCGCTCGCTTCAGCATATCTAACATAGTTTCTTGACTTAACTTAGGAACAGACTTAATTCCATTTGCTTCATCATATTTTTTATTTTCCCAAGACATCATTAAATCCATAACCATTACATCGTAGGTCGAAGCAGTGTCTCTAACATAACTTGGTAGTTGCCCATATGTTTTTGCCAATGCTCCTATGGTAATTAATTCAACTGTTCGCCAGTCGCTGGTGTCGATGTCTTGGGTTTTGATTTTCCCAAAAAATCATTAATCCTCACCAAAATAGCAAGAGTGATATCTACTGGAAAAACTTCATCCGGACCCAGCGCAGGTTTACCATCATCTTTTAAGATTAATTTACGCAGCAATTCATTTAGAAGATTACCATCTTCACTCTGCTGTAGTCTATAAAAGTTAAAATAGGTGCTGATATCCATTTCATCCATAATGCAAAATGAAATGGGTTCACCGCCATAATTCTTAATGAGATCAGGGTCGATGATTTCTAACTTTTCAAGTTTGGGTTTTTTAGCAAATTCGCTAATATTTTTCATATCTTTTAATCCTTTGTTCTTTCAATCAGTGTGTTGGCTACAACTAATAGGAAACCTATCCTACTATTAGCCTTGTTAAGATCTCTTTGGGCACAGGCCACTTCATTACGAGCCTTGGCAAGTTCTGCTAATAAACTAATCAGCAGTTCATCGTCTGACTTTGAATCTAGTATGTCCATTAATCTTCCTTACAGTGATATTTAGTGCTGAAATGAAAATAGGGCCATAAAAGACCCTATTTGCATTACCTAGGTTTAATTAGGATGTTGCCACTAGGTATTCGCCAGTCACTGTGATAGTTATTGGTGATACCCATACTGGTGCGTCTGCTGATAAAGTTGGTGCAAGACCTGTAATGTAACCTCGACCTTTTAAAACTCTGTCTGTAGATGAGTTTTCACGCATCTTAAGAGTAAAAGCAATAAAAGTCTTGTTACGGCTACAGCCTAACAAACCTTGTTCAGCAATAGTGCCGCTTTGAGCAGCAGCAAGTGTAGTGCCAAAGAAACTTGCGTCATCAACAACAATGTTCATAGACAATGAATTTGTTGAAGTTGTAGCAATTTGTTGCTTGGCTGTAGAGTCTAGTTGACTCCATGTGAATACGTCATTGGCTGCATTAACTGTAACATCCTGAATGGCTGGAACAGTAAGTGCTGATGCTCCAAGAGCGATTGCCGTTGGAGGATCTCCTGTGATTGTGGATGCTGACACAGTGTCAATTGATAAAACAATTTGACTTGCTGTGCCTGGTCCTGGTGAAATGTATGCCATGTTGGCTCCTTTATATAATTGTTGTGAATCGAAATTCTAACTCTGTAATCAGTAGGTCTTCTTCAAAAGTAGTTGATATCACACAGTCACGACGGGTTACGCCAGTAATTGCAGAATAATCTTTGGCTGCTCTTAAACTTGTGACCACTGTGTCATAGTTAGGGGGTAATTGTTTAGCATCTGATGCAAAGTAGACACGAACTGATGCAATTTCAGAATCGACTTGAACTCCATCCAAAGTAACAATAAGAGGCTCATTAGTAAACTCTGTGCGATCCACATAGATTCTTTTGGCGTTCTTTTGATACAGGGGAACTCCTGAACTGGAATAAGGTAACTCTTGACTTAGGATAAATGCACCTAAGTTTTGAGTTCCAATATAATCAATTAGTAGTTGTCTCATCTTACTCTCTTCAAGTTTATCAATCCTGGTGTGCGTTCTGAGCTAGTAACCGTTCCTGAGTTATCAAAATCATACCAATCTCCTGCTTCAACTAGTTCACTGAATAGTGCATCGGCTCTGTTGGTATAGTAGCCCATCTTTTGACGCTCTGCTGTTTCTTGATTAGAGAAGTCAGCAATGCTGGGCAAAATATAGTCTGCTAGTGCAACATAGACACAGAGTTCAGTGAAGTCGCTTTGACGAAGTTTGATATAGTTAGGATTCAGTGCTGGTATGTCTGCTACAGTATTGATTGCAACACTAGTATTGCGATCTCTAAAGTAACTTCTCCACCATGCACTGGTTCTCAGTTTGGTCAATATACGATCAGTAGCACGAACCAAGAGTGGTTCAACTACATCATCAGAAAGGCCTTCATTTACTTCAAACAAGCGTTGATCCTGTTGTAGGACGTCTGAGTATTCAGCAAAGCTGACTACTGTCGAGTTTTCAGTTACGAAAGCCATTCCTGTCTCCTATTAGATGCTAGCGTCAAACTTCAAATAACGGCCTAGGCTGTCTTGAAGTTCGCCAACACCGTAGTGACAAGCTGCTACAACTTCTGTAGACAAGTAGTCAATACGACGAGCAGTTTCGATGGTTACATCACCAATCATAGCGAGACCTAATGCGTCTCTGTGGAACACGGCACCTGGGAAGTCACCAGCGTTA